CTGGAAGTATATCATCTCCAAAGGAAACCTCTTCAAATCCTTACATTCGTCTATTATGTTCCTGGCACCTCTAAATCGTACCAGCTTTTGCTTCTTTTCCCTGTATAACTGCTTGTATAACACGTTGTAACAATACGTACAGCTAAATGGGCAACCCCTCATTGTCATAACGCTTTTAATGGGATTGTCTCTATTCCTATCGTACTTGTAGAGTAAATCTCTATCTGGAAATGGTATAGTGTCTAAGTCTTGTACCAAATCGCAAACCTCTCCACAATTAAACTCTCTACCATCTTCTATGCAACTAAGAAGCTCTGGAAGTGCCTTCTCGGCTTCTCCTCGTATGATGTAGTCGATACACCTCTCCTCTAATACCTCTGGGAAGTAAGTTGGATGAGGTCCACCAAATACAGCAATTGCATTTTGGAAGTACGTCTTCAGCAGATTGTTCAACTTTATGTAGTACTGATGTGTTCCCGTTGTTACAGAATACGCTAGGATGAACTTTTCGTCATGTAAATCTCTCATCTCTTTAGGAACAGTTATATCCCCATTAGTCTTTACCAAGTCTACCTTGTGCCCTTCCTCTTTGAGGACAGAACTCAGATAGCCTATACCTAAAGGCTCGATAAGAAAATCATCCATTACGAATACTACTCTCATTCTGACAACCCCTTTATTACATCAAGTATCGCAGACGCTTTCGTCTTGTTGATACATTTACCATTCACTTCCTTCGGGAATCTGCAATTAGTGTGACACCTTATTTCTTCACACTGTGGAAGGGTTTCTGACAATACGTTGATTACGTTCTCCCCCCAAGGTCCAGATGTTTCTGGAATTGTAGAACCCTGAAGTACTATTGTAGGTGTTCCTGAGGATGCTGCTACAAAACTCAGTCCACTATCGAGACCCACAAAGCATAGTGCCTTCTTACATAACGCTCCTACCTGAGAAAGAGTCAACTTCTCTCTTACATCGAAGAACTTTACGTCTTCCTTATCCACAGTACCATTAGCAGGTCTATCTGTAGTTGCCCCTACCTGAAACACTGAAAGCCCCATATCTAAGAGACGATGAGTAAGTTCTTCGAACTTATCCCAATCCTTAGTAGGAACCCCAGATGTAGTATGAACTACTACATACTTGTTCTGTTTGTTTATATCGAGCACTCTGTCTACTGCTGCATAGTCGTGCTCTGATAAAAAGAGTTGTACTTTTTCCCCTTCTTCTCTTGCAGGCAACCTACATCTGTCTAAATAATAATCTACCAGATGCTGATGCCTTAAATGGTCTAACTGATGCCATATCGTATCCTCTTGAGTTATTTGCTGAGGGATAAGAACATCGTCATAATTCCATAAACCTTGCTTGTCAACAACCATCGTTAAAATGGCTTCCCAATTCTTTAACCAGTTTGGAGAAGTGTAAATCTTACTTACCCTAGGATTACCAAAGACTATGTCTTTGTATGCTTCATCCACGTATACATCTACCTCTGGTTCTTCGTACTTCTTATAGATACCATCTATAAGGTTATGCACTAGAAGAACGTCCCCTAATGTCCTCGTAAGGACTATTGCTATCTTTTCCTTACCCATTACTGCTCACCTCCGATTACTTTCAGTATCTTTACCGCTGCGTCATGCCATGTCCTGGCTTTCGCAGTCTCTGCATTAGCTAAACCCATAGCTTTTGCTTCCTCTTTATTAGTGAACATATGGCGCATTGCTTTTCGTAACTCTTCCACATCTACACTAGCCCACTTATGGTTCAATGCTTCAGGGCACTTCCTAATATAATCCACACTCGATATTTGTTCTAATGTGTAAGAAAGGTTGTGTCCCTGAAAGCCCAGTTCTGATAAGGAGGACCAATTGGTCGCTATTATGGGTAACCCACAGGCCATCGCCTCTAACACAGGTAATCCCAAACCCTCACCTCTACTGGGTAATACTAAACAATCACATGCTCGATACAGATTCGCTATATCGGGCGTTGTTACTTTATCTCCAAAGAACAGTATCTTAGGTGGATTAGCTACCCATGAGGTAGATAACTCCTTTAGTCTGCTTACGAGTCTTCTTCTTTGTTGCATACCAAAGCCCCCATAGTGCGTTTTAAGTACTAAGCAAACATCTTCGTTTGCCTTGAACTCTTTCGTAAACGCTTCAAGGAGAACTTCAAAATTCTTCCTTTCTGTAAAATCACCATTGGCTATAAACGTGAACTCTTTCTTATTGAGAATGTTCGCTTTAAGGCCATCGACCTTAAACTCCTTCTCTATCCCCCAAGGAAGAATATGTATCCTATCCTTATCCAACCCTGAGTTCTGAGCCCATAAGTCCCTGTTGAAGTTACTAAACGTAAACACTCCATCAACGGCTTGTAATTCCTTCTCCCAAGGTTCGGGTAATCTATCTGTCTCAAATAGAGTATAGATGTACCTCTTACAGTCTGCAGGTAACCTATCAAGTAATCGCTGTTGTGCTCTCTGATGCATTATCGCTGGAGTACCTGGTTGAACTTTCTGATTCATCATTCTTTGTAACCTACGTGCTACATCTTCGTCTAACGATATCTTTTCTCTGTTCCAAGTAGTGGATTCATCCAAAGCTATACAAACACCCATCTTATCTAACTCAATGAGCATAGCTCTTGTCATTACTTCATATCCTGATTGCCCTGCAAAGGGTCCGTGCCAGATTAACTGGTTCATACTCCTACCTCCTCTAATATCATAGGATACTTAGTGGGCGATTCTAACTTATCGAAAAACGCCACCCATTGTTCTCCCACCTTTGTCCACGTATGGTCTAAGGCAAATCTATACGCCTTATCTGCGCAATAAGTTCTGCCTCCCTCATCCTTATACATCTGTTGCATTGCTTCTGCTATTGCTCTAGGTTCTGGTACTGGTCTTTCAGTTAGGTATCTCCCTGTTAAGTAATGTCCCGCCTCTACAAGAAAAGACCTTTCCTCTCCTCCTAACTCTCCTGTTGCTGACTCGTTAAGAACTAACGTTGGTACCTTAGCGGCCATTGCTTCAATAACAGGAAGACCAAATCCTTCTCCCCCTATTGACACCAAAGCGTTTGACATATTGTACAGTATGTTCAGTTCTGGTTTAGATATCAACTTCGAAAAGCTACTCCCCCTTGCTATCTGAGAAAAGAACACTATTGATTGAGAACCCGCTAAATCAAACGTTGCAAGTAAATCATCAATGTTATGCCCTGCAGGGTCATAAAAGTAAGTGTGTGGCCAAAGTACTGCCCCAGGACACATACCTTCTTCTTGTACTATCTTCCAAGCCTTGAATAACTCAGGCCAATTCTTTCTACCCTGATTTCTTGCAACACAGAGAAATATGAACCTATCCTGAAAAGTGTATCTACCTCTAAACTTCTTTTTTACTTCTGGAGGTAGAGGATAATAATCTTTCTCATTTACTCCATGATAGATTACAGGTAACTTACCCTCCAAGAAAGGAAAACTCTTCAGTAGTGCGTCTTTACCGAAATCTGTATACGCAATCACTCTATCCATAGATACTACGACCTTACCCCAAAAGTTAGGTAAACCCCCACCTATCTTTTCTCCGTCTACGGCTAAGTAACCTACCCACGAGAATAAGTTTCTACTCTTGCATTGGTTAGGGTCTGTTAAGTAATCGTAAAACCAAGGGTCACCAATTGTCAGAACCACATCTGGTCTTTCTCCATAAACAACTTGGTCGAAGATATCCTTCCCCCAAGAGTCTTGTTCTGTTGGTATAATTTTGAATGGATACTGGTCAGGGTCAACTTCCCTACTACCACAGGCCAGATAAATGATTTCATGCCCTGACTCATGCAAGACAGTAGCAATCTCTCCACCTACCTTTGCCATCCCTGTGTGTGAGCAAGGATTTTCTGTTAATACTAATATTCTCATCTTACCTCCTTAAGCTCTTTCGAGCTCCCGTTTGTTTTAAGAGGATAGGAACAACTTCCTACACTCTAGTGAAATAGTAGCAACTATCAAATATATGTTATCTCCATACGGAGTTGTTATGTAGCCAGTCACACTTGGTTGACATGGTGCACTCAAGTATGAGTCAAACTTATTGTTCCTAACTACACTTAGAACGTTTTCTACTAATTCTGCTGACTTGTCTACAGCGTCTTCCTGTATCTCATAACTTCTTGCACAGTATAATTCTACCGTATGAGTAACTTCTCTTTTATGAGATGACGACCAAGTCTCTGGAGAACTGACTGGGGCAATACCTACGAAGGGGAATTGGTCATTTCTTAATGGTGGTAAAGATTTAGGAGCTACCTTCTGAATACCTTGCGCAGGGACATAATCAAGAGCCCCAACTGTCCTAGCTGCGGTTAATGCTGTTTTGATATTAATAAGTAGTGTTTTCATATCTTCTTCTTCCTCCCGGTCAGAATATACCTGTATGTAATTTCCTAAGTTAAGAATCTCTCTACCGTCTGCATCAACTAGAAATAATAACTCCATTCCTCACTCCTCCGTTAAAACTTCACCATCTTACCGGTTAATGCCTTTCCTATATAATCTGTGAGTACCTTACTTATCCTTCTTTTATCTTCCTCTTGAAAGAGTAAAAACTTCCTCTGGGGTATTACGGCCTTTCCCTGTACTCTACCAAAGTTATGTGTTGCTGCATATGCTACTGAAGTTCCTATCGCTACTTCCTTAGTACCTCTAACCTCGTAATTAATGCTATTCTTTAAAGTACCGGTATCTTGTAGAATAGTAGAACTTCCCTTTCTTCTCTGCTTTACAGTACTGGGAGCGAGAGCTTTCCACTTAGCAGGTCTACCCTCTTGACGAAAGTTATCATCAACACTTCTTTGCATCAACATACCTATTTGCTTCATGGGTATGACAAGATTGCTCATCTTCCTTCCCAATCCCTTAAGATACGTATTCACCTGTTGCGAATTATCGTCAATTGACAATATTATCATTTAGTCCTCTCATCTACTATGTCATCCAACAAGTCAGGGTCTACTCTCTGGTTTTCTAAATCATCCATATCACATACAGGTGTATAATCTCTGTTGTGACTTACCTTTGCTCCTAAGGGAGAAGATATCTCAGGTAACTGCATTTCGAATTCTGCTATCTGGTCTAACTCCTTAATAGGTTCTTCACAGTATCTTTCTCTCCTGTTCTTATCCAAAGGATCACTACCTGGATTCTTCCTAGTGAGAATAAAACACATTGACAACTTATTTGCTATTTCATATAGCAATGCTGGTTCACTTCCTGATGCCCAAGGTACCTGAGATGGATAAGACGACTCCAGTTTACTATTAATAGTCGCATATGCATTTCTCTGTGCCCTAGTAATCAAAGCACCAGAGAGTTGGGCCTCCCCCATATAGTTATTATGGGTGATTGCTAACCCTCCATTCATATCCGCTCTTATGTCTCCACTGCTACCGTAGTACTCCATCTTTCCTCCTTACCAAGCCTTATCGGCTTCATCCCAACGTTTACATGCAGTTACAAGTACTTCTTGCTTTGCTTGTAAATCTGCTGCTGGGCTACCGACAGATTGTAAATACCTTCTCAACTGCACTTTGCTCATAGAGTCAAAGTCAAAGGTTACTGTTTCTTCTTCTGCCTCTATAGTCTGAACTACGGGGCCCCCTTCTTTGAGTCTCTCTTCTCTTTCCTTCAATACCTTAGGGTCGTACTTTATACCTAGTAGAGGTCTTCCTGCTTTATCATCTTCAGCATCATATCTATCTTTCTCTCGAAAGAAGTCCTCAACCCAATTACCACAGGCACAATTAGCAGGAAATGGTAGTTCTACATATTCTCTACCACATTCCTCGCAAATCCATTTTGTATTGACTTTAGTAGATTTGTCCATTGTTCACCTCCTTTTACTGTGTGTAAATCCTTCGTATACGTTCAGTTCGTAACCACAGGGTTACATTACTGCTGTTCAATTTTAGTACTTTCCGTCTAGTTTGATGTTGCCCTTATTATCTACCATCTTCTTTACTACTTGTTCATCTGTTCCAGTCATTCCCGAGATAGCAGCTTCATTAAAACCATCTTCTGATAGCTCTTGTACCATCTTCTCTTTCTTAAACGTTTCCCTATTACCTTTATCAACCTCTCCATACTGCTCTTGTGCTTCTTCAGACCATTGACCCATTCCCTCTTGTGCTGATTTCTTCTTTGGTCTATTTGCAATTATGTGACTGCGTTTATAGTCGTTCTGATAAAAGCCGGCACCTTTAAGTATGAATCCACTTCCTCCACTTATCAACCTCTTAACCTTTGCTCTACAATGAGGGCACCTAGGTAACTTCTTTTCATTCATTCCCTGGGGTACTTCGAACTCTCCACATCTCTCACATTCGTATTCATATGTAGGCATCTTTTACTCCTTTAGTGCTAGTGGGGGTTTTTACACCCCCACCAGTCTATCCTTAGATGTTACGCAAGAACATTATCAATCAGATAACCGGAGTTAGTAGCTACCAGTTTCTCATCCTGAATCATGCTCGGCTGAATAACATCACCGTCTCTTTCGTTATCCCTCCAGGTCTTAACTATAATACCATTCGATGTTCTGAATGTATAGCCAAGAGAAAGAGCCTCAAGTGAAGGTGAAGGTTCCGAGTAACATACAAGTACGTCATCGTCCCAAATACGCGAAATAGAAGCACTCTGCCCCTTCTTCGACGTATCTTCAGTCGCTTGAGCGAGAATGACTTTCAGGCCCCAAAGGACCGGAGGAAGGTCACCGTTCACAAGAAGTTCCTGGCCACCAGAACCCGTAATCGTGTATCTGATTAGGTTCCTGACGGTTGAGTCTTTCTTCACAACGTCTTTCACTTCGTCATTCATACATAAGATATTCGCCTCGACACCGGCATTCAATCTGACACTAGCTTTCGCAGTATCAATATCGGATTCGATAATCGGACTAGTTCCATCCCATTTAATTGCTGGGACAGCACTTGTAAGAGAAGCACCAGCTATCAGTGCTTTCGCCCTTTTTTCATAACCGAGCATCAGCCACTTCATCAACTTCTCAGTGGTTGTGATTTTCGGTCTGATAGGCGCATCAGCGTTCCTGACAATCCTGTCAGGAACAAGTTTCCTTAACGCATATTCTTCACAAGAATATGTTCCTGTCGACACATCCCACTCTGCCTCGTTCGCAGGTGCTCCTATTGCTCGATGAGTATCCATTTCCCGCATCTCTTCTCTCGAAAAGATGTAGTACTTGTCACTTTCTTTAACGACCTTTACAACGGGAAGTAGCATCTCAGCAACGAACGCGAGGTTACGATACTTAATCGCAAGATTGGTGAGTGGCGTGCTTACATGAACGTTTGCTCTTTTAGGCATGGCCTAACACCTCCCTTTAGATTTTTTCCTCACGGATGTTTACATAGGCGGTAACTATATCACCACTAGCTGTAGGTGCTTCTTCATAATGGCCAACAACGCCATCTCCAGAAGTCCAAGCCGTAGGTGTAGATACCTGACCGGTCGCATCATGAATGTGCAACATGTCACCGATAGAACCTGCAATCGCTGCGCGAACGTAGCTCTTACCTATCTGCATAACATTTACAACATCACCTGATGCTGCTGCGTCATCCTGAACGATACCGGCTATGAGATTGTCACCACTGGCGGCGGCATTAGTAACATGCCCTTCCTGACCAGCTGCGCCACTCCCACTGTAAACAACAACCGAGTACTGAGTTAAAGCCTCATCAGCAATAAAAGAGTCTGCAAGTACTGGTCTATAACCTCTACTTGACATATAACCCTCCTTTATTTACTAACATTAGACTACATTTAATTAATAACACTACTAACCGCTTTCCTTTTGTAAAGCACTAACATTATTAGTCCTCATCGGAAAGTCCCTGCTCCTTGTCCTCTTCTTTGAACGCGGCGCTAACATGTACCAATGCATCTGTATAAGATACATCCTCATGCTCTTTCATATATTTCTGAACTTCCACTTCTAACTCACCATCAGTAAGTTTGTAAGTGTCGTCCCCTACCTTAACCTCATCTTTCAATTCACCCTCTCCCTCTTTACCATTAGGAGAAGCTTCCTTAAAGTCAACGAGTTTAGGAAGTTTACTGAGTAGATTCTGGAACGCTTCAAACTGAGATAACTCAGTCTCAATACTCTTCCCATCATCGCCTTTCTTCGTAAACGTGCCCAACTTATCCTCTTCATTTAGCTGCAAGAGAATAGCTTTTGCCTCTGTTTCGAACGCTGGTAGAACTTTACCAGATGTCTTCAGGTCTTTGAGAAAACTCTCAACCTTACTTTCTTTAGCCTGAGCGTGAAGTTTTACGTTCTCTTTCTCGGCTTCATCAAGTGAAGTTTTCATCTTCTCATAGTCTGTCTTCATCGTCTTAAGACCATCCAACTCTTTCTTGTAAGTATCCAGGTCTCCCTGAATCTTAGCCTTAGTTGTCTCGTCCTGTTCCTTAGCGAACTTCGCTTCTGCATCAGACTGCTTCTGCGCTATACCTTCTATAGCACTTGACAGAGTAGCCAGTTTTTCAACTATGTCTTTGATTTCCATACTTTCACCTCCTTCTTTGGATTTGTCTTTTCCAACCATCTTTGTCCCGCATTTAGGGCAACTCACTTCAGAACAAGGAGTTCCTTTATCATGTTCCTTTTGAAAACTACAACTAGGACAAACACAAACGCTAGAACCCCCATCACCTTGAGAAGGTCCCCCTTGTCCTTTACCATCCCCTCTTGCGAAAGAATTTTCAAACTTCATATCCTCTTCACCCTCTAGCGCATAAGTTATTCCTACTAATTCCTTGGTATCCAACAAGTTATCTTCCTTTGATAACTTAATGGGTTCCATACCTGCAACAGCGGGAATTTCATGCCCTAAGAGAGACACCGCAGTGATTACGTCTTTGTATACCGTATCATCTACCTTGAAGCCAAAACGCAGTTCAATACTTCTTTCAGCAAATCTCTTATCTCGTATCCACTCTGCTACCTTACTAGGAACGAAATCGACATCTGCAAAGAGTCTTAAACTACCTCTCGTCTCTCTTGCTTCTATATTAACGATATCACCAAAGGATGCTAATCCTGCTAAAGACTCTTGGTCAGTTCTATGAGTTATCTTTAGCTTCGGAACAACTTGTTCCTTTAGTGCTTTGAAGTTACTCGCCATTCTCTTTATATCTTCTTCCGTGAACTTACGACCATTCCAGGTACCCACTCGAAAGATTTCCATTCCCCGAATGTTTACTAATGGCCCATCAAGGAAAGACGCGAGATTGAAATCCTTAACTGCTTTCGTAGCAGCTTCCGGAGATTCGCTATTAGCTACCTCTACCCAACGTTTCTTTTCTACTGGTGATAATTTCTTAACGAACTTCTCTACATCGGCAATCTTCCACATGTGTACCTCCTATTCTGGTTTTTCTTTCTTTTCTGGTTTTTCTTTCTTTTCCGGTGTTGGTTCATCATCTACAACAAACTCTACTAGATGTGCAACATCATATGCACTTAAGGTACATTTCTCAAGTGCTGACTGAGGAATCAGTTCTACTGTCAGTTCTATCTCTTCCTCTGTAAACTCTTTCCACATTGCTCCAAACTCTCCTACCTTCTCTTTAGGAATCTTGAAAGAACCGTTCTCCCCTTCTTCCCCGTGTTTCTTAATCATCTCGTTTCTCGTATTCTCGATATGCTTCATCTCTGCTGTTATCTTTGCTGCCAACTTAGATAACCGATACGATAACTTGGACGGTAACTCTTTCGCTAGAACCTTATCTAACGCTTCCTTCTTCTCTAGTAACGCTGCAAT